ATGCGCTATGATGGTCATACGCATTTAAGAGAGGATTGCATGAAACTCAAATTAAAACAGTCTGACGCCGAAGTAGTGGCCGCCGCGCACGAAGAAGCGGTTAACGCAAACCGTCGCCGTAAACGTCCGCGTGGTAAACAAAGCCTGTATCAGTCATCCAGACATTCCGCCGAACTATGGGACCCGGACTATTGCGACGAGTTAATCAGGTTCTTCGACCGCGCGTCATGGGAACTCGTACCCACGTCTAAAGGTGACGAACGCCCGCTTATCCAGGACAAACCGCCGTCGCTGGCTCGCTTCGCATTACACATCGGCGTAACCATCCCGATTATCAAGCTATGGCTCCGAGAGGTTCCTGCATTCGCCGAAGCCTATGAGACGGCACAAGCCCTGGAAGAGGCGTATTTCACTGAGACCGGCGCCGCCGGGATATCTGCTACGTTCGCCGCAGCAAAACTTGGGCTTAATAAAACTGTTGTGGAAGAAACGCGCGACGAACCAATTAGCGAAGTAACTATTAAGGTGGTGTCCGGTGAACGTTGATATCACGGCTACGGAACCGCAAGGCGCGTTCCTTAATCTACATTGTAAGTTCCCAGCCTTCGTGGCTGGCTTCGGCACAGGTAAATCGGAGGTCATGTGTAATTCGGCCCTGCTCGACAGCATGGAGGGCGGTAGCGATTCCCTTATTGCCATGTACGAACCGACGTATGACCTTGTGCGTCTTATCCTCGCCCCTCGTATGGAAGAGAAGCTATCCGATTGGGGTATTCGCTACAAGTACAATAAATCCGACAACATCATTTATACCTCATCCGGGCAATTCGGGGATTTTGTCCTTCGCACATTGGATAATCCAGCACGAATTGTTGGCTACGAATCGTTTCGCGCAAAAATCGACGAGTTGGACACGTTAAATAAAGACCACGCCGAGCACGCCTGGAACAAAGTTATCGCCCGTAATCGTCAGTTGCCGCGTACATATCGTCCGATTACCCCGAAGCCTGCTAATACAGTTTCGGTATTTACGACACCAGAAGGCTTCCGTTTTGTGCACGACCGATGGGTCGTAAAAAAGAATCCTGGTTATGAGATGATTCAAGCCCCGACAACTTCCAATCCCTTTCTACCGGAAGATTATGTGCAGTCGTTGCGGGATACGTACCCAGGCCAGTTAATTGATGCCTACATCGACGGCGAATTTGTCAACCTGACATCCGGCAGCGTGTATTATGCTTACGACCGACGTAAGAACAGCAGCCGGGAGACTATACAACCTGGAGAGACGCTGTATATCGGTCAGGACTTCAACGTCGGGCATATGGCTAGCACCGTATACGTTCAGCGTGAGTATGTTTGGCACGCGGTAGCCGAGTTGGTGGATATGTTCGACACCCCGGATGTGGTCAGGGAGATTACCGAACGATGGAAGCGCAACGGGCATCACATTGTTATGTATCCGGACGCCAGTGGTAAGAATCGTAAATCTACGGATGCCAGTACGTCAGATATCGCTCAATTACAGAATGCGGGTTTCGAGATACGTGCGAAATCAGTTAACCCTGCTGTTAAAGACCGTGTAGCATCGGTGAATAAAGCGCTGGAGTCTGGTAGATTAATGGTCAACGAGCAAACCTGTCCGGTTACTGCTCGCTGTCTTGAGCAACAGGCATACGATAAAAACGGCATACCGGATAAGACAAGCGGCAACGACCACCAGAACGATGCAACAGGATACCCTATCGCCTACGAAATGCCGTTGGTTAAACCTGTATCCCATATCTCGGTTACTTTCGCACTTTAAGAGGATTGTTAAATGTTAACAGCAAACGGCCAGGGTTCTGGCGTAAAAACCAAGCACCGTGAATGGCTGCATTACGCGCCTAAATGGCAGAAGGTGCGCCACGCGCTTGCAGGTGAATTGGTTAGATATCTACGCAACGTAGGGATGAATGAACCGGACAAAGCTTACGGTGAAGCGCGTCAGGCAGAATATGAAGCGGGCGGTATCGTCTATAACTTCACCCGGCGCACGCTGTCAGGGATGGTTGGTAGCGTCATGCGCAAAGAACCGGAAATCAATATCCCGAAGGAGCTGGAGTATCTTCTTAAAAATGCAGATGGGTCCGGAGTTGGCTTAATTCAGCACGCACAAGATACACTCATGGAGATTGACTCGGTAGGCCGTGGTGGTCTTCTTGTCGACGCCCCGGAAACAGGCGCCGCTACAGCGGCCGAACAGAATGCTGGCCTGCTTAACCCTACAATCGCTTTCTACACTACCGAGAATATCGTTAACTGGCGACTCACGCGCGTAGGTTCTGTAAACCGGGTCACTATGGTTGTGCTACGCGAAACATGGGAGTACCACGAACCTGGAAACGAGTTCGAAACTAAATACGGCGAGCAGTACCGCGTACTGGACATCGATACTGACAGCAACTACCGTCAACGTCTTTTTCGTTTCGATGCCGAAGGTGGCGCGCGGGAAGACGTCGTGGAAATTTACCCGGACTTAGGGGAATCATTACGAGGGGTAATCCCGTTTACCTTTATCGGGGCGACCAATAACGACGCCACCATTGACGACGCGCCTTTGTTGCCGCTGGCGGAGCTTAACATAGGTCATTACCGCAATAGCGCTGACAACGAGGAGTCAAGCTTCGTAGTCGGCCAGCCGACGTTGTTTATCTACCCAGGCGAGAACTTAACACCTCAATCATTCAAGGAAGCGAACCCCAACGGCATCAAATTTGGTAGTCGGTGCGGGCATAACCTGGGATATGGCGGTAGCGCCCAGCTTATCCAGGCAGGCGAGAATAACCTGGCCCGCCAGAATATGTTGGACAAAGAGCAGCAAGCTATCCAGATTGGCGCGCAGCTTATAACCCCGACTCAGCAAATTACCGCAGAATCAGCGCGCATCCAACGCGGAGCTGATACGTCTGTCATGGCGACAATTGCACGTAACGTAAGCCAGGCTTATACCGATGCCTTACGTTGGGTAGCTGTGATGTTGGGTAAACCGGAAGATACCGAAGTCGAGTTCCGGCTTAACATGGATTTCTTCCTGCAACCTATGACAGCACAAGACAGGGCAGCATGGATGGCAGATATTAATGCGGGCCTGTTACCGGCTACCGCTTACTACTCGGCGTTGCGTAAGGCCGGAGTGACCGACTGGACGGATGCCGATATTATGGATTCGGTTGCGGGCCAGCCATTACCGGTCGCTACTGAAGTTCAGGGGGAAATACCGCAAGCGGCACAACAACCTGCGCAGTAAACAGAAAGGCCCCGTTATGGGGCCTTAATTTTAACATATACTGTCCGCACATTTACGCACAACTCGTGGTATCGTCTCTTTAAGCTCATCCCACGAGTTGACTGCTTCCATATCCAACAATGTCACCATAGACTTTTGAATATCGCTACGTAACTGATTAGTTTTTGCATCCTGGGAGTCCCATGTATCGAAACCTGTTACCTCGCGGATATCTATGGACTCCTTCACAGCTTTAGCCACCTGTATGAAGTGACCGGAGTGGCCAATTCTCCCCTCCGTGCGCTCAATCATTCGACTAACGGCAGCGTTAAGCTCGACAAAGCTCACCGCACCAATGTTTCGTAGTTCGACCTGCCGTTGTGTAATAAAGCGGTCGATAACGAGGAAATGGAAATAAGTGCTGTATTGCTCCGCAATATATACCGCAAGGTGAAGGCACACAAAAGTGGAGCCGTTTCGCCCTCGTGTAATCCTGACGGCATCCTTAATGCCAAGCTGCTTTTCACACTCAGCCTTGAAATCTTTAAACCCATCTGTCGTCATTAGCTGCCGTAGGTGCTTAAAGCCCATACCGTTGTCTAGGCGCCAACGGTTCATCTGGTCGACCAACTCGTTTACGTTAATAAAGTTGTCACGGTCGAAAGTGATTTCGCCATACGGGAACTCTAATGTTTGTAATTTCATGTATATCACTCCTGTTTAAATGTACGCTTAAATGGTATATCTATATATACCATTTGTCAATGCTCTTTTAATCTATAAATGTGCATTATTATGTCTATACCATACTGGCTGATATGATTGTTGCGTAGAGACAGGAGGGTATATGAGTCTTTTAGAATCGATTATCAGCCATCAGATATGGCTGCAACGCAACGCCAGTAGCGAAGTCAAAGACCTGGCACCATTCATAAAGCAGATGCGCGATGAGGTTAAGCGACAGGTGTTGCTGTTCGGGGACGACAGCAGGACGGTAGCGAGACTCAGCATCATGCTGCTGGAACTTGAGCAATCATTAAACGGAGTTACGTCTGAATGGTACGAGAAACTACTGGCCGATGCCCGCGAGCTTTCAGATTATGAAATTAACTGGAACGTAAAAACCCTGTCGACCAACGTTAACGCTAATTTCGTAACACCGTCCCCCGAACAAGTATGGGCCGCAGCAACTTTCGCACCGCTTGAACTCAGCGAGAAGCCGGTTGATTTTGTTTCTCTAATGAGCGGCTGGCGGCAAACCGAGGTAAATCGCCTGGTCATGGGGGTTAAGTCTGGGTTCGTACAGGGTATGACCACCAGACAGATAGTTAAGAACGTTGTCGGGCCTGGTGGGCTGGCCGATATCTCCGAGCGTAACGCTGCTACAGTTATCCGTACCGCACTGGCGCACGTATCCAACGAAGCACGGCAGCAGGTTTACGCTCAGAACGACGATATCATCACGAAATACGAGTGGGTATCTACCCTCGACTCACGTACTTCTGCTGTTTGCCGGGCTCGCGATTCTATGCAGTACGAAATAGGCAAAGGCCCGCTACCGCCAGCGCATCCTAACTGTCGGTCGAGCACAGCACCGGTAATAAGTCCAGAATTCGACTTCCTGGATAAGGGTGCAAAACGGGCGGCCAGGGGTGCAGATGGAGGTCAGCAGGTAAGCGCGGACACGAGCTACTACGAGTTCCTTAAACAGCAACCGGCGTGGTTCCAGGACGAAGCGCTCGGCCCCGTCCGTGGTAAGATTTTTCGTAATAGTGGGATAACCGCAGAAGAATTTCGTGTAATATCGGTAGATGGATTCGGGCGTCCGCTAACTCTTAAAGAGATGGCGGAACTAGATAAACGTGTTGCTGATTATCTAAAAGAGGAATAGAGATGGGCTTTTTCAAAGTTAAAGATGTGCCTTCGCGGCGCGTAGTTCAGTACTCCCGTGTGTCTGGGGCCGGTGAAGGTGTCGTGTACATCAAAGATGAATCGGTTCTTGGTGAGTCGGTAGATGAAATGCCGTTTGCTGATAAGACCGGACTGGTAGCAATCCCCGACGGTATCCTGTACGAAGTGCCGTACCTCGACGGAGCAGGTGATGTGTACTTCGATACACATCCGGCGGGTGTAGAATTGAAAGACGGTTCCGCAAAATTAACCGTTGTCGTGAAAGGTGGCAAAGCGCCCTACGATTTGCAATGGTTTAAAGATGGTAAAGAGGTAATCAACGTTCCTTACGTCGAGGGTGAACTAACCGTTAAAGACCCCGGAGAATATTTCGTCAAGGCAGTAGATGCTGACGGTGTGTCAGCAGTCAGTAAAGCAGCTAAGGTCTCAGAACCTAAGTAACGAAAGGCCCCTTGAAGGGGCCTTAGTTTTACCTTCCATTATTCCAGTTATTCCTTACAAATGTAAATTCATGAATACTTTATTCAAAAAGTAGACTTCTATTATTTTAAATGCTACGCTAACTACGCTTTCAGCGTACCGCGGTGCGGGTCGCGTGAAGCGGGCGTCACAACGCCCTAGCGTAACCGCGAACGCATTCGGAAGGGCCGGGCCCTATTGCTTTCAGTATTTAACTAAGATTCGCCGTATGATGTTTACAGATATACGAGTTTAACGCCCGGCTTACGCCGGGCTTAGCGTATAAAGAAAGGGGATACTATGAATTGGAAAGTAACCGCAGTAGCCACGGCAGTCGGTATCCTATCCTTGTGGTCATATGGCCAGTACAACTACAGAAACGGGTGGGTGGAAGGCCGGGCGAATCTCGTTTCACAGCAACAGCAGAAAGCACAGGCTGAGCTGGCTAAGAAAACACAACGGCAGCAGCAGAATGATACCAGGGCCGCCGCCGCCGAATCGGAAGGCAAAGAAAATGCGGAGGCTATCACCCGTGAAGTTATCAAATACGTTACCCGCCCTGGCCGCACTGTCTGTGAGTTTCCTCCTGAACGGGTGTCAATTAAACGACGTGCCGCCGAGAATGCTAATTCCATCCCTGGATACGACGTTGATGCAGCCACCGTGCAAAATGGTGCTGCCAAGTAGTGATGTTGATGAGGACCTGGCCGTCGATGTGCAGAACGCCGAGTGCACACGGCAATTGCGTCTGAAAGTATTCCGGTTGCAGGAGTACATAAGGAATATTCTGGAATAGTTGCCTTAGTAAGTGGAATAATTTATTCTTGTTACAGAAACACCGGGTGGCCCGGTGTCCTAAAGTCCAGGGGACATATTGACTATGAATCGTTTTTTACATTACCCACTTCATGAAGAAGCCGGGGTGGAAGATAAACTTGGTGCGGGTGACGCCCCAAAAATGTACACCGCCGAAGAAGTGCAGGCACTGATTGAGAAAGAAGTGGCCGGGCTTAAGGCGAATCAAGAAGCGCTCCTTAACGAGAAAAAGGAAGCTGCGCGCCGGGCTAAAGAAGCCGAAGAAGAACGGCAACGCGCCCACCAGGAAGCGCTGAAGGCCGCGGGTAAAATGGATGAGTTCGAAAAGACGATTCGTAGTCAGTATGAACCTGTACTGAAAGAGAAAGAAGAGCGTTACGCATCTTTAGCCGCGCGTATTCTTGGCAGCGAACGTAAGGCTGTTTTAGGTTCTTTCGCTGGTGATTTCATCACCCCAGAAGCGGTAGAAATCCTGGCACCGTTCGTTAAGACCGAGTTCGAAGGCGAAGACGTAGTGACTAAATTCATGGGTGCGGATGGCAATGTTGTTACTACCGACCCTGAGCAGTTCCGCAAATACCTGCGTGAACATAAAGCTTTTTCGCATTTGATTAAAGCAAATGCAGCTTCCGGTGGCGGGGCTTCCGGGAATAAAGGCGGCGGGGCCGCACCAGCGTTTAAAGACATGAGTGAAAGCGAGCGTTTAGCGCTCTATAAATCTAACCCTGCCGAATTTGAACGGCAACTTAAAGCCCTGAGGAAATAAATAATGGCAATTACCACTATTGGCGATATCGTAACCGGCAACATCCCTGTACTGGCGTCTTATATGACCGAAGACCCGGTAGAGAAAACCGCGTTTTTTGACTCCGGTATCCTCACCTCTACCCCGTATGCGGCTGAGATTGCTAATGGTCCGTCCAACATCGCTAACCTGCCGTTCTGGAAAGCTATTGATACCTCTATCGAGCCTAACTATTCGAACGATGTGTATCAGGATATTGCTACCCCGCGCGCTATCCAGACCGGGGAAATGATGGCCCGCGTTGCGTATCTGAACGAAGGTTTTGGTCAGGCTGACCTTACTGTCGAACTGACTAGCCAGAACCCGTTACAGTCTGTGGCATCCCGCCTGGACAACTTCTGGCAACGCCAGGCACAGCGCCGTCTGATTGCGACCGCCCTCGGTCTGTACAACGACAACGTGTCCGCTACTGATGCGTATCACGAGCAGAACGACATGGTGGTGGACGTTTCCGCTACCCTGGGTTTCGACGCCGGCGCTTTCATTGATGCTACTCAGACTATGGGTGACGCATTGATGGGTAACGGCGGTGAGGTTCTTGGTGCTATCGCAATGCACAGCTTCGTATACGCACAGGCCCGTAAAGCCCAGCTTATCGATTTCATCCGTGATGCGGATAACAACACCATGTTCGCCACTTACCAGGGCTATCGCGTCATCGTCGACGACAGCATGACCGTAGTAGGCCAGGGTGCACAGCGCAAGTTCATCTCCATCATCTTCGGTCGAGGCGCTATTGGTTACGGCGAAGGTTCCCCTACAAATCCGCTGGCGTATGAGCGCGAAGAATCACGCGGTAACGGCGGTGGTGTAGAAACGCTGTGGACTCGTAAGACTTGGTTGCTGCATCCGTTTGGTTACAGCTTCACCAGCGCAGTAATCACCGGCAACGGCACCGAGACTATCGCACGTTCCGCTAGCTGGCAGGACCTGGCTAACGCAACCAACTGGAATCGTGTAGTAGACCGTAAGCACGTACCGATTGCTTTCCTGGTAACTGGCGTCGGTGCTTAATCGTAGGGTATACTCTTGAGGGACTTCGGTCCCTCTTTTCATTTATACGGAGGCAATATAATGTCAAAGACAGGTAAAGGGCTACCCCGCAGCCTGGTTAACGCGGAACTAGATATTCCCGCTGCAACCACAACGGCAATCGGAGGGGTTAAAAAGTCCGCAACGGTAGCGGCACCTCCGGCGATTAGTGCTGGCAGCGGTGCAGCCGCCGCGGCTGCTCCTACGAAAGAAGAGTTCGATGCACTGGTTACCAACTACAATAAGTTGCGTACAGATGTGACTTCATTGCGCACTGCCGTTACTAATCTGCTAACCGCCCTTAAAAACGCTGGTACTGTATCCTGAGGAGGATAAAAATGGTTGATGTAATTAAACGTCGTATTGTTGGTGTATCTGATGATAGTCCGCAGGACGGGCAGGTTGAGATTGATATGGAAAACGTAATGCCGTTGCGTTTCTCTACCGGTCTCAATGACACTACCGCGGTAACCGCTGGTCAGGCTATCACACTGACCGTGGAACTCGCCGACGGCATGGACCCTAAAACCGTTCAATGGTATAAGGATAATAACGCTATCGCTGGTGCAACCGCTTTGACTTACACTAAGGCCAACTCCGCAGCGGCGGATTCCGGTACTTATAAAGTCGTAGCGCACGACGGTTACGGTAATATCATTTCAGATAGTACGGTAGTTACCGTAAGTTAAATACACGCGGCCTCCGGGCCGCTTTAAGGATTAGACATGGCAGATAATTATGTAGTACGGGAACAATACAAAGGCGTGGTTGAGGTTGACGGGCAGTTAATCCCGACACGCGAAGAAGCTAACCCGGGGGCATTAATCGAGACCCAACCGGTCGCAGAAGAACCACATTACAACGGTGGTGGGGAACCTAAGCAGCGTCGTCGTCGCAAAAGCATAGAGGAATAATTTATGCCGCTTATCGTGGAAACCGGCCAAGGCCTGCCAAATGCTGATTCTTACGTAAGCCTGGAAGACGGGCGTGCACTGGCCGCTAAGTACGGTCTCGAACTACCGGAAGATGACATCGCAGCGGAGGCCGCTCTTCGTAATGGCGCGGTATATGTTGGCATTTTTGAGTCTCAGATGTGCGGTTGTCGCGTATCTGCAAACCAGGCGCTGGCGTTCCCTCGAACCGGTGTCACTTTACACGGGTTCCCCCAGCCATCCAATGTAATTCCATCGTTAGTTATTCAAGCTCAGGTAATGGCCGCGGTTGAGTATGGCGCAGGTACGGACGTTCGAGGGCCTACAGACGGGCGCGAGGTGCAGACGGAGCGAGTAGAGGGTGCAGTAACCGTGTCCTACTTTAAGAATGGCTACTCAGGAGGCACCGTAAGCATCACGGCAGCCGATGATGCACTACGCCCTCTCTTATGCGGGAGCAATAACGCCTACTCCTTTAATGTTTTCAGGGGCTAAACATGGCTAAGACTAAATCGGAAATATTCGCCTTAATTGGGGCAAACTTCCCTGATAACCAGTCCGGGCTAATTACACCGGAAAAGTTGCGCGAAGTTACCACTCAGATGGCGGACTCTATGTTGTACGGAGCTAAAGAAGTAGAGGTACTTCGCGCGTCGTCTACAGATATCCAGGCACCATCTACCACTGGTACAGCGTTAACAGTAGCTTTTGGTGGCGCTCAGAAAACAAGCATCGACCCGGTAATGATTAATGCCTCCGGGGTGGTTACGTTCAACGCCGCCGGCAACTACGCTATCCGTGTTAAGTTGCAGGCCGGGCGCACAGGGGCGAGCGGAACATCTATCCTCCTGTCGCGTGTTCTGCTCGGTGGCGCGCAATTCGGAACACCGGCCGCGACTAAATTGACGAGTGCGGATTCCACAATCCCAATTGAATCTCGTGTTGTTGTGAATGCCACCGCAGGGCAGACTTTTACGGTAGAGATTATGCGCGATGCCGCCGGTTCTAACTTCGGCGGACTGTACCCGCAAGCGGCAACGGTTACTTCCTGGGGTGTAGCCCCATCCGCATTGCTGGTTATCTCAAGACTGGAGGGTGTGTAATGAGCACCGCTTTCAGTAAACGGATGCAAGGCGTAGGTACTCGCCTACTATCAAAATACGGCAGCACAGTAAATCTGGTGCGCAAAGGCCTGAAAACATGGGACCCTGTTTTAGGGGAGTACGTGTGGGGGCCCGACGTTGTACTTCCCCTTAAAGCGGTTCCTGTACCTGTTAACGCTGGACTGGTAAACGGAACTACTATACAGGCGGGTGACATGATGGTTAAAGCAGATTATAGCGTAGCGCCGAAGATGGATGACAAAGTGCAGTTTAGCGGAGAACAATGGTCTGTAGTTGCTATTGAGAAGAAGATGGTTAACGATGACGTTGTGGCATACTTTATTCAGGTGAGAAAATGAGTTTTGCGCTTGATGTGTCCAGGTTCGTGGAAAAGGCTAAAAAGAATCCTGAAAAGGTAATGCGTCAGGTTTCTATCAAGTTGTTTTCCGAGATTATTAAAGCAAGTCCTGTCGATACCGGGCGATTTCGCATGAACTGGATGGCTTCCGGAAGCACTCCCGCCGATGGAACTACGGACGCCACCGATAAATCCGGCAACACGGCAACAGGTAATGCTACTAGTTTTGTGCTAAACGCCGCAGACTGGCATACCTTCACTCTTACTAACAATTTGCCGTATGCGCAACGTCTGGAGTACGGTTGGTCTCAACAGGCCCCGCAAGGATTCGTTAGAGTTAACGTTAGCAGGTTCCAGCAACTACTAAATGAAGAAGCCTCTAAGGTGAAATAATGGCAACATATTTCGAGGACTTAACGAAAGCATTCGACACGGCACTGGTGGCATTTGGCACCGACAACGACATCATGGTTGCGTTAGAGAACATCGATGCGCCGACGTCTACAGACGTACCGTATATCGCGAGTTATATGCTGTTGTCTGATACAGAACAAGCTGACCTGTTCTGGACCGAGCAACGGGCAGGTATTTATCAGGTGGACATTAACGTTGGGTCTACCTTGGGTAGCGCCCCTCTCAACCGGTTAGCTGATAAGCTAAACGCCACCTTCGCCGCCGGTAACTGTTTTAGTCGTAACGAAATCTGTGCTGAGGTACAATCAGTAAGCCTCGGTCCTCTTATTGTTGAGAATGGATGGGCGAAGAGGCCTCTCTCAATTAATTTCATAGCCTTTACAGCGAGGATTAGATAATGGCGTTACAACCATACAAAGGCGCGATGACCGCGCAATTTTACGTTCGTGAGGAAACCCCGGGGGTGACGCCAGCTAACCCGGTATGGCAGCCGCTCCGTAACACCGGCGGCATTCCAGCCGTAACGCGCGACGCCCTCATCTCTAACGAGCTGGACGGCAGCCGCGAAACATCATCCATCCGTACCGGTAACCGTCAGGTAACTGGTGAATACGCTATCGAACTAAGCGCGACAAGCCAGGACGAGCTGTTAGCCGGTGCAATGACCAGTTCATGGGTAGCAGGTTCCACCACATCGGCAATCGGCATTACGGTTGACCCGGTAGCGAAAACTTTCACACGGGCCTCCGGTAGCTTTGTAACCGATGGCGTTGAAGTAGGCGACCTGGTGCAATTCGATGGTTTGTCCGGTAATAACGATAAAGCTTTCCTCGTTACCGCAGTAACGGCTACGGTCGTAACCGGTGCGGGCATCCAGCATACCCTTACCGCCGAATCAGACGCCCAGGCCGATTTGCATATCGCAGATAAACTGGAAACCGGTAACTTGTGTAAGACCTATTCAATCCTCACATGGTTGAAAGGTAAATGCGGAAACCCGGATTCATATATCGTAACCCGCGGCGTCGAGTTTACCGGGTTCACTATTGAGCAGGCCGTTAATGCTATGGTGACAGGTTCATTCCCGTTCATTGGCTTGAATCAGGAAATCTTACAAGCACCGCCGAGCGGTTCAGACTTCACGACCAATTTTAGCGCCCGTCCGTTTGCATCAGTTGATGTATCTGCTTATGACGGTGCTGCGCCGCTTAAACTTATTGATACGTTCACCATTACTAACGACAACGGCGCATCCGCACAGTTCGAGTTAGGGAATAACAGCGTGGCATTTGTTGAACGCGGTCGTGCCGCCAACACTTTCTCGTTGGCCGGTAAACTGTACGATCTGACGCTGTTAAATAAATTCCTGGATGAGACAGAAATGGAGGTATCTTCGGTTCTTGATGGTCCGGATGGCGCTATGAGCTTTACACTCAAACGTGCTTCACTTACGTCCGCAACTCCAGAAATCGGCGGTCCGGAGTCTATTACCCTTTCTCTTGAGGGGCAAGCAACAGGCAACCAGTTCCAGTCTTCAATTGTTATCCAGCGCATTAAGTACGCCTAATAAAAAGGCCCCTTTCGGGGCCCTAGTTTCATTCTTCAATATTACTCAGGTATAGTCGGTATTTATTCAGACTCTCCATTGCCTCACGTAGGTCGGTATCGGCATCTTTATGGCCGCGGAGACCGGTGCATAAGAGCTTCTTCAACGCGTGCTGTAGTGCGGGGTCGCGTATGTCAAAGGCCCTCAGAACATCATACACATCACAAGTAATGCTATCGCCATCGGAGTTTGTCATTGTACGGTCGTATTTGTTTGTCATCCCAGCATCTCCGGAGAAATAGTTAGGCGGGCAACCTCGCCATATTCGGCGCTATAAGTAATTACATTTGCACTACGGCCTGACATCCATCCGCCGCGTGAGGCGTAGGCGTCTTTAGCCGCTAAAGTGCGGTGTTGCTCAACAACCATGTTACGGCTTTCTACAATCTTCTGGTGGTGGAGGTGGCCTACGTGGGCGTAACTGTAAACACTCTCCCCAAATGCTTTGCGGAACTTGGCAATCATAACCGGTTCAATAGCGTCGAATCTGGCTTTATGGCCATGATGAAAGAACAGTGTTGTTTTGCCGTGCTGTACCATCTTGTACACATCCGGAGACGTATCCACAAATACACGCGGTTCGTTGTCGTACAGTGTGTTGAACATCTCAGCCAACCAAATCATGCCGGATTCGTCGTGGTTTCCTTGCACGATAAGAAGGCGCACTGATTTATGCTTAACCAGCGCCATGTTAACCACACGCCGAACCATACGAATCATGTAGCGCACCAGTTTCTGGTAACGTGTATCGGCGTCTAACACATGACGTGACTCAGGGGTAACGGCATCAAGGCTATCGAAGTGGGCAAAATCCCCTAAGAGATTAATAACACCCACACCGGCATCTGGCGCTTTCTGAAATGCAGCGTCGAACCATTTAGAGAAAAGGTCTTCCGCAATCTTCATGTCCCAGTCATCACCGCTCTCATCCGCCCAGGCCAACATGCCTAAATGGAAATCAGAAACCGTGTAAAGATTTAGCAACTTTTCGTTCAGTCGCTTTTTAGGAGGAGGGACCGCAGAAACCGGCGTAATATCTGACTTCATTCCGTCGATAACCGAGCGCATTAATTCTACCTGACGTTCCGCGTCGGTATCGGTTTTCACCCATTGCAGTTTCGTGTTACCGAATTCATCTACCAGTGACGACGTACCCTTAATCTTATACCCATCCGGCACAAGGTGACTTACGTCGCGACCGTGGCCAACTCCTTTCTTTGCCAAGCGCGCGGAACGAAGCTGAACATTACGGCGGGACATATTGTACTTTTTAGCTATTTCTGTGGGGCCGAGGCCTGCATTTAGCTCTTGTTGCAACTGTTCATCGGTTATTTTGCGAGTGACCATGCTTATTTCCTGATTGTTTAAGACAAATCTGATTCTAATAATGTAATTTTAATTTAGCCAGATTATTTACTGTTAACGTTTGAGTTACAGGCCCAGATAAGAGCACCTGCCCACGGCAGAAGAATCCACCCCAGTAAAAGATTGCATACGAAGATTCCTAGTTTAGCCTTGTGATTGCGCAGTAACGCTACCAGGAACGGGATAAAATAAATAAACGCGATAATACCGATAGAAACGCCCATGTTCTTAGCCTCATATTGTTTGGTTGACGTAATGATAATAGGGCACTATTAACGGTTATGCAAGCTATTTTGTTATTCTTATTTAGCGTCTACGGTCGCACCGGAAAAGCGGGTGGTTCCCGCCTGGCGCAACTACCAACCAGTAACCGACTAACCAAAGGGCATTACTATGAAACTTAGCGATTTTTACTACGAAGCCGAAGCCGAGAAAGGCACACGAATGCCGATTCCTTTAAAAGATGGCACCGATTCAGGGGAATGGTTGAATGTGGTTTCACCGGAGGCCGATGCCGCCGTTAAGGCTATGCGGGCATTCACGATGGCATACCGCGCCGCGTTAGGTAAGTTGAAACCGCTTCGTGATAAATGCGAGGAGGCGAAAGACTTTTCCGAGTATAACATGAAGATGGAAGACGCCGCCGCCGACCTAAACCGGCAATTAGCAAGTGAACTTGTAAACGGCTGGAGTCTTGATGACGAGTTTACTAAGGAAAACCTTAAAACCCTTCTTACCCAATACAAGCGCCTGGCGGAGCATGTAGTCGTATTCCATCACGAACAGTTACGGCAGTTGCAGGAAAAGTAGACGCGTTGTTTCAATTCGCCCGTTGGAACTTCATAACCCGCCACGAAAGGCGCAAGTTTGACAGTATAGCCGACGGGCATAAAGCCGCGCTTATCGCTATGGGGGTAATCGAAGACGCGGAAGAAACAACGCAGGACGCCGGGCCTGAATGCCCCCCTGAACTACTCACCACTTTTGAGAAGTATCGTGATGTTAAATTCACCCGCCGTGTGGATGACGATGGGGTGAAGCTATACCCAAGAGAGCAACTCAGTTGGTCGGATTTAGTGGCGTATAGCTCTATTTCAGGTCAGAATATAGGGATGTTTGAATCTGAAATTATCATGGGCTTAGACGCTATTTTTGAGGGCAGAAACGATGGCTGATGTAGCTAGCTTAGTAGTAAAAGTAACCGAACAAGGCGCGAAAGCCACATCAGACCGTCTTGATAATCTTTCTAAATCAGCGAAAGTTGCAGGGGCCACGGTAACCGGCCTGGCCGCCGTCGTAGCCGCTACAGCGTATAAAGCGGCGCAGGAACTGGTTGAGTCACAACGGCAACTGGACAAGATGTCTGCCAGCCTGAAAACACTAACAGGAAGCACGCAAGGCGCAAAGCAGGCCCTGAGTATCTTACAGGACTTTGCCCGCGACACCCCTTACGGACTTGAACAAGCGGTAGAAGGGTTCCGTAAACTGGTAGCTCTAGGTCTCACCCCATCAGAAGAAGCGCTCCGCTCTTACGGCAATACCGCATCGGCAATGGGTAAAGACCTTAGCCAGATGATTGAAGCGGTCGCAGATGCGAGTACCTTCGAATTCGAACGCCTGAAAGAATTCGGCATCAAGGCCAAGCAGAACCAAAGCGATATTGAATTTACCTTCCAGGGGACGACCACTGTAGTTAAGAAAAACGCCGCCGATATTGAGCAATATCTTCTCAACATAGGCAACGTTAACTTCGCGGGGGCGATGGCCGACCAGGCTAATACGCTCAATGGTGCTATCGCCAGCGCGGAGGATTCGTGGTCCCAGTTGAAGATGACTCTCGCCACTAGTCTCGACGTAGGGTCGCTGGCGGAACCTTTACGATATATTGACGACCTGATACAGGAGATAAACGCGCAAGTCGCATCCGGCGAATTCGTAGCCGAGATGCGGATGTGGGGTGACATGGCGTCCGAGGTCGGGGGTGCCCTAGAGGCGTCTTTCGATGCAGCCTTCGGGATGGTAGGTGACGCGCTAAACGCTTTGAACTCCGCATGGACATACACCAGTGAAAGCATTACTGGAAGCGGGGAGGAGACCGCCTCGACGATAGCCGAGTCAGCGGCGGATGCGCTGGACTTCATCGCCCAGGAATTCACGGCAATGGAGCGGTTTTTTGAAGATATGGTTAAAGGCGCTCAGGATGCGGGTCGTCTTGTAAAGGCCGCGTTAACCCCTGGTGAGTCGGTAGCCGAGGCCAAGAACCTTAACTTCCAGTTAGCGATTGCTATGGATACCCAAAGGGGCGTGGCCGACCTAACACGTAAAAGTTTCCGTGAACAGGTTGAAGCTCAGGAAGACCTAATTGCGTTAAAGCGCGCTGCTTACGACATTGATAAAGAAGCGGCTAAGGCCGAAGGTCTGGGTAAGTTTAAGGTATCTGGCAAGGGCGGGGACTCTACCAACGATTCCGCGACCAAAGCTGCTGAGAAAGCCGCCGACGCATTCGAACGCCAGAAGAAAGCCGCGGAGGATTTCTATTATCAGTCAATCCACCTTAACGACGACGTATTCCAGAAGATACAAGCTAACCAAGAAGAGCAACTTACTAAGCTACAGGAGTTCTACAGCAACCGTCTCCTTAGTGACCAACAGTACGAAACTGCTAAAACGCAGATTATGCTCGAGGCAGATACGGCCCGCCAGACTGAATTAGACAAACGCGAGAAAGAGCGCCTAGAAAAACAGTTCTCCGCGGACGCGTACGTCGCTCAGATGCAAGCCCTTGCCGAAGGAGAATTTGCGGAGTTAGACCGGCAGTATGAGGTCAAGCTACAAAAACTTAACGATTTTCATGCGCAGGGTTTGATTGCCGAGGAAACCTACCAGCAAACGTTAAGCGCTATGGATGAGTCTTACTCCCTTGACCGGGCGAAGGCTACCGGTGCGGCTTTCGGTAACATGGCGAGCAACATCGGGTCAGCACTAGGGGAAGCGTCAACCGCGTACAAGGCATTTGCAATCGCACAGGCGACAATCGCCACGTACACGTCAGCCGTCGAAGCGTATAAATCAACAGCAGCCATACCGATAGTCGGGCCGTATTTAGCGCCGGTTGCCGCAGCAGCGGCCGTAGCCGCGGGTCTTGCCAACGTGGGTAAGATTCGTTCCGCGCGTGAGCAGGGCGGCAACCTGGCCGCCGGTCAAATGTCCACCATCGCTGAACGCGGTAAACCGGAAGTAATCATGCCCGCCAGCGCATCACGCGTTCGCACAGCGGAGCAGATGCGACAGATTATGGGCGAGAATGGCGCTAAATCAGGTGGGGATAATGTTACTATCGTGAACAATACCACCGGAAGAATTGATTCAGCGACAACGGAACGTGATGACGAAGGGCGATTACGTATTATAATCAGTGAAACCGTAAGTTCAGCGTTGCAGGATAGTAACAGCGCCATTTCTAAGTCACGTCGCGCTACACGCGGCCAACCAGGATATTGATATGAGCGATTACCATTTCCCGGCCTCTTTGAGGCCGATAGTATCGAAAGGCTACTCGATGACCCGCGGTAACAACGTGTGGCGGGTAGACCTGGCCGGTGGCGGAGTTCGGCAGGGACGAGACACCTATTTTGATGTGTTTCCGATTAACGTTACCCTGGTCGTATCGCCGTTGGGTCGCCAGGCATTCCTTAGCTTCATGGAGAAAGTAGACGGCGGTGCGTCCAGTTTCTGGATGAAACACGACCTTGGCCAGGGTATTGACGATTACCAAGTAACGTTAACATCCACGTGGAACGAGTCCACAGATGACGGAAAGAATTGGGTAATCACCTTCAAGGCCACCGCTGAGAAATCACCATTCCAGGAAACCAACAATGCTTGCCTGAACCAGAACCTACCCGATTTGTACGGGTGCTATGGTGATTGCCTGGGCGAATTTCTTAAAACATACGGAGTGTATCAGACTACATTCCCCCGAATCTGGGACCCTATGCAATGAGTCAGGAATCAGTAGAAGCGGCATACCGGCGTAAACTGGCGTCCAATCCAGACGGTGAAATGGATTTTATTACTCTTGAGATATACCACCCACTTCTTTCGAAACGGTGGTTACTCGTGCGCGGGGCTGACGATTTAACAGCTACTCTTGAGACCGGGGAGGTCGTGACGTTCGAGGGTACGCCGATGGAGGCTAAGAACGCCGCCAACAATAACGATATGGACCAGACCGCGTCCTTTTCGCTTCCGGATGTGCTTAACATACTGGATGAGGAAATGGACCGTATACCTTACGATAACAAGGAACTGCCTAAATTCATCTTCCGTCGCTATGTGAGTACGGACCTATCCTATCCATGCGACGGCCCGGTGGTTTATGAGTTGCAAACACTCACACAAGAAAAAGGTGTATTTACGGCGGAAACTGGTACGCCGATGCTAAACCAACGGGCGACCGGAATCCTGATGACACCAGAAGAAATACCTTTACTCCGCGGGATACTGACATCGTGAATATTAATGATTACACCGGCCTGCCATATGACTTCCGTCGTCGTAATTGCTGGCATCACGTCCGCAACGTCCGCGCGGACGCTGGGTTATCAACTCCAATGTTCGACGTCACCAGCCCAACGGCAATAGGTGCGGCTTTCGACTACGGCCACGCTAATCCGAAAGGTCTAACCCGTGCGTTTCACCCCCAGAATTTCGATGCGGTCTTGCTGGGCGTAAAACATAGGGGGCGAATAGTGTGGCACGCTGGGGTATATTACGAAGGAATGGTTAGCCACTGTGAGCTGGCGTCCAGACAGGTTAGACTGGATAGTCTGGAAGACCTTAAAGATACTTATTCGGAGATTGAATTTTGGCGCTAGTAATCCACTATACCCGTAACGAAGACGGCACATTTGACGTTAAACGTTATCGCGATAATCCGATGAACTTCGTCGTGAACCACGTTCCCGATGGGGTGCCGGTTCGCGTTTTCATCGACGAAATCGGAGAAGATAACGATGTAACAGAAGACTTCGAAGCACTGAAAGAAAACGCGACTTTCCACATTGTGGAATCCGCGGGTGGTGGCGCTATCAAAGGCGTCATGAAGATTTTTAGCGTTATCCTTAAACCGCTGGCGAAACTACTATCGCCATCCGTGAAAGGTGCATCCTCTAACCTGGCGAACTCGCAGGCGGATTCCCCAAACAACAGTCTCACTGACCGTAACAACAAGGCGCGCCCGTACGAACGCAGTTACGACATCTGCGGAACGGTGCAAACCATCCCCAATAACCTTATGTCTACTTACAAGGTGTTTAACGCCGCCGGTAAAATTGTAGAGTACGGCTATTACGACGCCGGGCGGGGGTATCTCGACATACACCCTGAAGGTATAACTGACGGGGACACCCGCGTATCAGACATAACAGGCACGTCGGTTGCCGTGTACGCACCATATACATCGCCGAATAACACATCTACACCCCAGGTCATGGTCGGGGACCCCATAGAGCAGGGCCTGTATATTACCGTAGAATCTAACGAAGTCGATGGTGTGGTTCTTAAAGCACCCAACGGTCTGGGTATTTCTTTCTCTTACATGTCCGGGTATCCGTCTTTGTCCGGGAACATCGGCACGATATATGACCCAACAGGTGGTTCGGATTTTTCTGGAGTGTTGGTGCCTAATGACACGTTTTCGTTGGTGTCAGCGTGGACAAATACGGACGTCGACTTGTCCGGCGGCGGGTATAAGGTGTTAAGCGTATCCGAAGGGACTATTACCTTTATCGTGCCCGGCGGCCTTATCGGGCGGTGGCAAGAAATAAGACCAGGTTCATTTTTCCGCGGTGACGGAGAGGCGTCCCTGCAACCCGATAATACATACGAGAAAACCTTAACCGATTGGGTGTCAATAACCCGCACCGAGGTTGAGCGCATAGTTGCCAATATCGCCGCCGCCAACGGTATGTATAAAGACAACGGAAAATCTAAAACACTGGCGTCGGTTACCGCTGAGATTCAGTACCAGCTACTTGATGAAAATAGCACCCCTTATGGGCCGATATACACTGCACAAGGAACCGTGTCCGGGCGTACTCCAGACTACAACGGTGTCACTATTTACGCCGACCTACCGGTCGTGTCGAGGGTGCGTGTGCGGGCCAGACGGGTGACGGACCTTGACTTTAATTTCGAGGGGTCTGTAGTTGATGAGATAACATATGTTAACTTGTACGGGCAAACACGCGATAACACTCCGCACTACGGCAACAGGACTACCGTACACTCAATGCGCAAGCAGACACCACGCGCCGCGGAAGTCAAACAGCCACAGTTACGTATGATTGCCACCGAAATGGTACACAAATACCTTGGTAATGGTGTTTTCGAAGATACGATGACCCCCAATACCCAGGCCGTGCAATCTCTCATCCGCCTGGCACGGGACCCAGATGTGGGCGGCTTAAACCTGACAGTACGCAACATGGATAAGTTACTTGCCGTTCAGAACGAGGTTGAAGCGTATTTTGGTGACAAACAGGCTGGAGAATTTTGCTACACGTTTGATGACTATAAAACCACTATGCAGGACATAGTTAGCACTATAGCTGACGCCATATTCTGCACCCCATATCGGCGTGGGGCGGATATCCTTCTCGATTTTGAACGCCCTCGCATGGGCCCCGAGATGGTGTTCACCCACCGAAGCAAGGCCGGTACTTCTGAAAAGTGGACCAGAACATTTAACGATTCTCAGGTTTTTGACAGCCTTAAATTCTCGTACATAGACCCTAAGACTAACGTCAAAGAGACTATAACCATACCCGAAACCGGGGGCCTTAAAACGGAGACTTACGACTCAAAAGGAATCCGCAACTATAAGCAGGCTTTCTGGGCGGCAAACCGTCGTCATCAGAAAAACATATTGAAGAAGATTTCAGTGTCTTTTAGCGCCACTGAAGAAGGGATCTTTGCCCTTCCGAATCGTGCCGTTAGTGTGGTTAAGGGTTCGCGTATGGCTACTTACGACGGATACGTAACTGCGGTGAACGGCCTCACCGTAGAGCTATCCCAGCCGGTTAAGTTCACATCCGGAGATGACCATTCTTTGGTTCTGAAGTTACGTGACGGCGGAGTCCAAAGTGTTCGTGTTGTCCCTGGCGCGCATGACCGACAAGTAATTATGACGTCGGTGCCGCAAGAAGCCATTTACACAGGTAATAGTGCTTTGAAAACTGAATTTTCATTCGGCAACGAAGCAAGGCATAATGCTCAGATGATTCTTGTTTCTACGGTAGACCCTGGCGATGACAGAACAGTCAAAATAACCGGGTTTAACTATGACAAGGATTTCTATAAGTTTGACAACGTGCCTCCTTTCGGTCGTGCGTTCTCCAGCGGATTCGATAACAGTTTTAACTAAGAGGATAGCCATATGTCCAGCGGTTGCGGTGATGTATTGTCACTTAATGATTTACAAATAGCTAAAAAACACCAGATTTTCGAAGCCGAGGTGATCACCGGCAAACAGGGCGGTGTAGCTGGCGGCGCAGATATCGACTACGCCACTAACCAGGTAACCGGGCAGACGCAGAAGACGCTTCCCGCAGTCTTACGTGATGCTGGTTTCTCCCCAGCATCTTTCAACTTCACAACCGGCGGGACCCTGGGGGCTGACGACGCGGATAAAGCGGTTCTTTGGCCGAAAGAAGATGGTGGAGACGGTAACTACTACACATGGCGTGGCTCCCTGCCGAAAGTTATCCCGGCGGCGTCGACACCTCTTACGGCAGGCGGCATTTCGGATTCCGCCTGGGTCGCGTTCGGGGATATCACCTTCCGTGCCGAAGCAGATAAGAAATTTAAATACTCCGTTAAGTTGTCGGATTTTACCACTTTACAGCAATTGGCCGACGCTGCCGTCGACAGTATTCTTATCGACCGTGACTACAATTTCAGCAATAACGAAACCGTTAATTTTGGCGGTAAGACCCTAACCATCGACTGTAAAGCGAAGTTTATCGGCGACGGAAACCTGGTATTTACGCAATTAGGTAAAGGTTCCATTGTAATAGCCCCCTTTATGGAGAGTGCTACAACGCCGTGGGTGATAAAACCCTGGACTGACAATAATGAGTGGATAACCGACCCCGCTGCGATTGTAGCAACACTGAAACAGTCTAAAACAGATGGATACCAGCCGACGGTAAACGATTATGCCAAGTTTCCAGGTATAGAATCACTCCTCCCTCCGGAAGCTAAAGACCAAAACATTTCATCTGTCCTTGAGATACGGGAATGTACAGGCGTCGAGATTCACCGGGCGAGTGGTCTTATGGCGTGTTTCCTGTTCCGTGGATGCCATTTCTGTAGGATGGTAGACGCCGATAACCCCAGCGGCGGGAAGGACGGCGTAATCACCTTCGAAAATTTAAGCGGCGATTGGGGTAAGGGGAACTATGTTATTGGTGGCCGCACGAGTTACGGCTCAGTAAGTAGCGCGCAATTTTTACGTAACAATGGTGGTTTCGCGCGAGATGGTGGGGTCATAGGATTTACCTCGTATCGCGCGGGGGAAAGTGGTGTTAAAACATGGCAAGGTACGGTAGGTTCTACGACCTCTCGTAACTACAACCTGCAATTCCGGGATTCTGCGGTACTATACCCTGTATGGGACGGCTTCGATTTAGGCGCAGATACTGACATGAACCCAGAAGATGGCCGCCCGGGGGATTTCCCATATTCCCAATACCCGGTACATATGCTCCCTCTAAACCATTTAATTGACAATCTACTGGTTAGGGGTTCTTTGGGGGTAGGTTTAGGCATGGACGGGCAGGGCCTATATGTTTCAAATATAACTGTAGAGGATTGTGCAGGTTCGGGTGCGTATCTTCTTACTCATGAAACGGTATTCACTAATATTGCTATAATCGACACAAATACTAAAGATTTTCCAGCGGATCAGATATACATCTCCGGGGCCTGCCGTGTAAATGGCCTTCGTTTGGTAGGCATACGCTCCACTAGTGGGCAGGGGATGACGATAGACGCTCCTAACTCCACTGTAAGCGGTATAACAGGTTTAGTTGACCCGTCAAGAATAAATGTGGCCAATTTAGCGGAGGAAGGTCTAGGAAACTCACGAATTAATAGTTTTAATAACGATTCTGCGGCGCTGCGGTTACGGATACATAAACTGTCAAAAACTTTAGATAGCGCTGCTGTGTATTCGCACATAAACGGCGGCCCTGGTTCGGGTTCCGCATGGACAGAAGTCACGGCTATTGCGGGGTCCTTGCCTGATGCCGTGTCATTAAAAATAAACAGGGGCGATTATCGTGCTGTTGAGATACCGGTAGCGGTGTCCACCCTACCAGACAACGCTGTCAGGGATAACGGGTCTATATCACTGTATCTGGAAGGCGATAGCCTTAAGGCGTTAGTTAAGCGGGCCGATGGAAGCTATACAAGATTAACTTTGGCATAAATAGTAAAGGCCCCGTAAGGGGCCTTAATTTATGATAACAGAACCACAGCAGCGATAAGTAAAGCGACCGCGGCCAATCCGTAGCCTATTAAAAAGCATTTCGCACCAATTGAGTATTTCATTTAGTGCCCCTCTCTTTGTCAACTTCCTGTTGTTCTAGTAGCCAGTCAAGTTGCGCATTAGCAGCGTCTCTTTGCTGCCGTAGTCGTAGAACCTCCACTTCTAGCTCCGTGATACGCGCTAACAACGGCAGCCGCACTTCTTCTATAACTTTTTCGATGCTACTCATTTCTTACCTCGTCTCTTCATATAATTAAGCAACTCTTCCTGGACAGATTTTTTCTCGTCCGTACGCGCGGCAACGACCTCATCCAGCGTGTCTTTAGCGACTATGTGATACAGGAACACTGGACGCTCGTGGCCAGCCTGTTTCTGGCGTACAGGACCTATACGCTCGACAACCTGCAAATAGTGCTCCAGGTTCCAGCCTTGCGAAATAAACGCCAGATGATGCCCGCCGTCCTGTAAATTCAAACCATGGCCCGCCGATGCAGGGTGCACGCACAAAATCTCGATTTCCCCGCGGTTCCAAGCTTCCATCTGCTTATTACCCTTAGCACCTTTCGCAAACGCCTGCGCCTGGGGGAATCGCCTAAGAATGCGCTCAAGTTCGTGCTTGAACTGATAGGCCACCAGCAGCGGCGCACCCTGCAACTCCTCGACAATGGACTCTAACGCATCGAGTTTCGCGTCGTGCACTTTCTCCCAGTCTTTCGTTGCTTCACCGTCCGGCCCTGACACATACACGGCACCGGAAGCAATCTGCAAGCACTTAGCCGTTTTAGCGGCGGCGTTAGCCGCTTCAACTTCTCCGCTCTCCAGTTCCGCGAATAACTTCTCCTCCATATCGATGTAGGCTTGACGCGCTTTCTTCGGCAGGTCAATCTCAACCGGTACAATAACCGGCGCTTCACAACCGAACCACTCGGCGGCATCAATGGTAAGGCTGATATCCTTCATCTTCTGGTGAATCTCGTTATCCGCGCCGGGGCGAGCATGGTACTCCCGCGCCATCGCAGATTTGCCTTTCTGTACCGAGTTAAACCATCTATCGGTAAAGGCCGTGTATGAAGACCCCAGGCGCTCGCCAGCGTCGATAAACCAATTCTGGCCCCACAAGTCTTTGAGGCCGTTTGGCGATGGTGTCCCAGTCAGGTTAATGAAACGCTTAACCTTTCCGAACGCCACTTTGCTAAGGGCCTTTGCCCGCTTGCTACCACCAGAACGGCTGCGGAATGATTTAAGCTTCGTGCTTTCATCGGCAACGATAACGGTAAAAGGCCAGTCGTCTTTGCCGTAGTAGTCAATCAGCCATTCGATAACTTCGTAGTTAGTGCATACCACGTTAGCGTCTGACTCCAGCGCCGCTATGCGGCGCTTCTCCGAACCGGTTGCATCGATGACACGAAGGCACGGGAAATTCCAACGTGCCTGTTCCGCGGGCCACGTACCGGACGCAACACGTAAAGGAGCCAGAATTAACACTCGGTCGTCGTCATTAAGTTGCCCATTACGGAACAGTCGGTTGAGAACCCACAACGTTGAGCTTGTATTGTGCGTAACAGTGAAGTCCCCCAATAAAAACCGACTGTCACCGTCAATAGTGAAGCCAAAATAATCATCTACGCCGACGGGGGTTATGGATTCTATTCCGACGTTAAGAACGTTCTTATTAATATTACGCTTCGGTAAATTCTGGTGACGTCCGCGCACGAAAGGTACCTCAGAAAAATCGCCGGATACCGACACACGGAAGTAATCACCCCAAACATCAGTGTTTGTGCAACGCTTACGAGTTTTCTTCTTGTAAGCGGCGAAACCAAGAGAACGGCATAGATAACAAAAATCATCAGCAAGTCTCTCGCTTACCGAAATCCAGTCAAAACCTGCTTTAGACAAATCGCCGTAACCATCACTATCCAGAAGCCCTGCCAGCAACTCTAAACGCTGTCTCCGGTCGCCGCATTTGTAATTGTGCGGTATATGCTTATTGTTCAGGACACCCGCCGATTTCAGCGCATGCGTAAACCCGTGCTTCTTATGGCCTGTGTTGCCGTGAGATATACCCCATATAAGTCCTTCTTTTCGTATTTGCATCCCATTACGTGCTGCGTACGACTCAAGATACGCCCTTATTTCCTTTTCGTTCTCTCCTGATGTTATGGCCCCAGACGACGAAGTACCGTCGCCCAGCCATAGCCCCATAAGGTACGGAGGCAATAAAGCCTCGTCCTGCTCTTTCCTTGGAAAATCGACAGGTACCCGCCAACCCTTAAGATACCCATTAGGCCCGGTTACATATTTCGGCAACTTAAGCCAGTCGCGGACGCTTATGTCGAAAACGGTGTTATCTGGCCATGAACCTTTTGCGATACCTGTAGTAGTTCGCAGTGATAATATATGGCTTTCGTTTACCGTATACGACTCGCCTTTTCGCGGTTTAACCTCGTACATCATCTCCCGGCCTCTACCGAGAGACAGTACATTTCTAGGCGTTGAATCTGGTCCCATAAGCACGTCACCGACGATGACGTCTTCTACTTTCTTGGTCGTGCCGTCAAACATAATAACTTCAGTCCCGCGTTTCAGGCACTTGCCGCTGCCCATACTGGCCCAGATATTACAGCGCGGGTGTTGCAGCATGAACGAGGTCATGAGCTTTTGATAAGGCCTTCTAGTGAATTTACTCATTTCGCCACCAGAACCAATTCCTTCCGCCCGAACGCCGTAACGTTACCCGTTACATCTTCGATAACCAGTTTACCGTTTGACTCAACAAATACTGTATCTACGGCAACAGGGCTACGTGTCTTAACGTTGAAAATCATATCGCCCGGTACGATGTCGCGTGCTGGTTTGCGGTCATATTGGTATTTCATTTCTCAATTCCTTATTTCTGTTTGGTGTGAACTAAATATAATAGTGTTCTATTAATTTATCAACCTGTTTAGACGAACCAACAACAAAAACATTCGCGCCGCGTTTACGCATCCGCTCGTGCTCCCGTAACTGGTGCGGGTCTGGCTTCGTGTTTTCGTCTTTCTTAACCTCGACAAACCAGATGACGCCGCGTGGGAGAATTACCAGCAGGTCTGGGGCGCCGGAACGTCCTTCGTAGGAAAGTTTACGAACGAGACCCCCCAGGGCCTCGAATCGCTCTTTTGCGTATTTTTGGACGCGCCCCTCTTTAGTCGCCATGGTTACAAAACTCCCCGTGAAGCTTTTCCCTAAATTCTCTCAGCGATACCTCCGCGTCATTTATGTTCTGGAAATACCCAATCTGGTAGCGTGTACCTTTAAAAGTAACTCGAGCACACCAAGCACTATGGTGTTTACTCCAGTTAACCCCTTTCACCCCGCTGGTGTTCGTAACTGGGGTCTTGCGGTTATGGTTCTGTTGAAATTCATCCGCAAGCCGTAGGTTACAAATCCGGTTATCGTCCCGTATGCCGTTAATATGGTCTATTTGCTCAGTTGGCATCACTCCGTACACCCACCACCACGCCAGCCTGTGTGCCCGGTAATACACCCTATTCCATCCTAACAATATGTACCCTTTACGGTCCTTGTAGGTAACAACATCTCCGGGTTTGGCGGTCTGGCATCTGTGCTTGACCCATTTAAATATCCCCGTATCCGGGTCGTATGCCAGAAAATCTTTTATATCGGCGCTTGGGGCTTTCATAATACGCACCCCTCACGTTTCGTGTGTTCAATCCCGCAGCGCGGGCAGATTCGGCAGTCTTCTTCACGGAAATAATAGATAATCATTCAAGCACCCACAGATAAATTGCGACTAACATACACAATACGGCGGCCATCATGCCGTATTGGCCCTCGTGGCGGTAAACCCCGGCGGCGAGTCCCGCCAGTACCGCGATAATCAGTTTACTTAGCATACCGTTTTAACTCCGCGCCTTCCGCCACAAGAGGAAAACCCTCCGCCCATTCTGGTAATGCACACATTAGTTTTTCCAGTTCCGCTACCGTGTAATCTGGCGTATCCGGAGTCTCGCATACCAGTTCATCATGAACCGAAAGAACTATAGGATACCCCCCAGCTTCGGCATTAAGCATTGCGTAGGCCAATAAGTCACGACAAAATGCCTGAACTATGTTCTCACAAGCCTTCCCGCCATGGGTATACAGGGTAGTCCATTGCCGCGTTAACTGGTTCTCCCCCTGGTACTTAATCCTTACATTGGTGTTTACCCGTCCGTCTTCGTCGGTTTCCTTTGTCACGCTGACGCCTATTCCTGGATATGATAGGATTCGCCCCGACGGCAGCTCCATGCATAGCCACCATCCCGGGATGTTTCTCCCGGATGAATCGATTTCCGTCGTCCGCCATATGCGTATAGCTCTTTCACCGTTGCTTCGGATATTTGCGCCCGCCCAGAAATCGCGGCCAGGATTACGTACTGCGGCAAGAATACCGTCTTTAAGGTCGCGCCAGAACGCTACAGTTTGCGGGTGCGATTCACGCCACATACGTTTAATGGCATCACATGTACGCCATACTTTCTTATCGAGAATATACGATGGACGGTCATCCTTCTCCCCCGGACGCGGCGGCCGTTTTGCCTCCTGTATCCGCGCCCACTCATACCCGCGAGCGGTAGCGGCCCAGATATGGTCGGGGAAAGTTCCGGCCATTGTTTTGGCCATCTCAATAAGGTCAAGACCTAAGTTTTTGGCGAATGTAACGAACGCTCCGACGCCACCCTCATAGCCTAGGCCAAGCTCGCAAGCTTTGCCTATCTGTCTGATATCTTTAAAGTTTTTCTTAATATCATCTGGATCCATGCCGAACATCTTTCCTGCCGTTACGCAGTATATATCAAGACCCGCGCGGAAAGTATCAAGAGCTGTTTCTTCCCCGGACAGGAAGGCAAGCCCTCGCCCTTCAACGTTGGAATAGTCCGCAACAACAAACTTATGTCCGGCTTCCGGAATAATGCAGCTTCTGACGGTAGACGCCGTTAGCTTGGCCACATCAAAACGGCGGTGTGCACGGCCTTTAAGTAATGCGGAAATACCCTTATCAAGTTCATCGTCGTGATAATATCCGCGCGCCAGGTTCTGAGGCTGAAAACCTTTCCCGGCCCATCGCAGTGTTCGCTTCGCTCCGCCGTATTGCAGACAACCTCGACGGCGGTCATCGGAAGAACGACCTAACAGCAACGGTGCGTATTTCGTTGATGCAGTGGACGCGGCCCCCAGACGCATTTCAATGATCATGCGGGCGTCGTCCGGTAAATCCTCGTCGGCTAACAGGTCGTTAAGCGTCGACTTCTGCGCGTTGTGGATGCGGTGCGCCGGTGCTAGTTCCTGTAAAATAGGCAGGAAGTCTTTGCCGGTTAGTGAACCGCCATATTTGCGTTGGGCTTCTTCCTGTAACTCTTCTTTATGGCGCGTCACCGCTTCAATTGCACTCTCGGCGAGGGCAACATCGACCTTAAATCCACGGTCATTAATTACCTGGTCCAGATGAAGCACGCGGTCTTCGAACTCAGAATTCCCCCACTTAGGCATTTTCTTATACACTTCACGCATGGACGTAATGTCGCTTTTTGCGTATGCAATAAATTCTGCCCACTCTTTTGGGTGGGTATCGGCAGTATAACGTCGAATCTTATAGTTCTTGGGCGTAGGCTTACTGAATCGCTGTATCAGCGCCTTACCGCGTTTATCCTTAGCCATGCTTGCGTCAATGTTTAAAACCTCACACAGCGCGGCCAGTGAACCCGGGAGGGCATGTCGGAACGCGACTATCATAGTGTCTATAATGTTTTCTACCAGGAGTTCGAATCCCCAGCAATGCTTAATAACTGGTCGGTCGAACATAAGGAAGTTTTGGCCTACCAGTTTGAGATTGCTGTCTGGTTTTTGCAGCTTTAGCATCGCCCGACGCAAATCACGCGGCATATCGCTGCCGTCGGTGGCGTCCCATACTTGCACAGGGCCTTCATCGAAAGCGTAGGTGCAGATAACAATTTCGGTAGTCGGATGTTCGGCGTAAGCATAGGAACCGACTTTTTTTAAATCGGCTTCTGAAAATGTTTCAGTATCGAGATAAAGCAGATTCATTTATTTGACCCTTATAGAAAAGGCGACCGAAGCCGCCTTAATTGAAAAGAAAATATATTAACGGTTACGACGGCGTTCGCGACGCGGTGTTTCGTCTTCATCATCTTCCAGGTCGTCGACGCTGGCAGAAACCGCAGAACCACCGAATGCCTTTCCTTCGCCAGCAAATTTAATGCCGTTTAGTTTTGCACCTAAAACCTTATATTTCTCGGCGAACCAGATTTCGATTGAAATATTAGCTACGCAGCCGCTATATACCTGCTCGCCTTCAATCTGTTCACCATTAATGTTGAAGTCTGGTTCTACCTGCTTTTCACCCTTAACTGAAGTAAGGATTAATGGTTGTTGCTTGTTCTTCGCCTGAAAGTAAAAACCTTCCGGGAAGTCTTCGAACGGGTTATCGCGTTCGGCGATATCGCGAACGGCACACTTGTCCATATGCTTCCCTTCGCCGTAGTTCTGCTTCATCCATTTCTCGGCGGCGGCCTCCCCCAATGCTTCCGATACTACCGCGAATACTGTATCGCGGAGTTCTTCAATTTGCGGGTGTTCCGGAGTAAGGATAAAAGTACCGTTATACTGGCCTTTAGTAATGGAACCGTCATCATTTTCACGGTCTTTAGCGCGTTCGAATACGTTCAGCCATGCGGTTTGTACTTTACGAAGATTAAGTTTGATTCCCATTTTATTTTTCTCGCATTTTAGAGTTTATCCGGGAAACTGCCCGGTCAGTGATTAAGACTATAATAGAGTACTATTAACTTGTCAAGCTTCTAAATCGTCTTCCGTAACATTTTGCCATTCCGGGCGTTTATCATCTGCCGTTGTGACACATGGCGCGCCCGGCTTACGGATAATGAAGTTCTTAAGTATTTCCCATTTATCATGGTGTCTCATCTCCTTTTCTGCTTCAGTCGGCGACATTAACACTTGCTTAGTTAACATGTTCTCCAGCCCCCATTGACAAAGAAGATCACCCACGTCTTCACTATTTATCCACGCGCGATTACCCGGACGGCCCTCAACCAGCTTGTACCCTGGCACTTTTTTACCGGAATGAAGCGCGGCCGCCATCGCTTTTTCTACTTTGTCGATGTGCTGGCGCAACAATGGCAACTTCTCATACTCGGCCACTAGTTGTTTAGTGGTAAGTTCTAACGCAAAGTCATCCTCTCTAACTGGCTTCTTAGGTAAATCTGTCTCGTCGGGCAGCAACTTAAGGATATCGCTCGGTTGAACATCCTCCCAAACGCTCATATAGTCCGCCTCGTTGCAGAACTTAGCCACCCGTTCTACGGCCCGCCGATATACATCTGCATCGTTCTCCAGTTCTTTGACCAGAACGGCATTGGATGCTCTAGTCCTTGCCTGGCACTGTTCCGAGAACCGGCACCATTGACACCCATCAACAGACGGCTTAAAGTCCGACGCTTTCAGGTTCTTCTTACCACGTCGATACGCGTCAAGCGCCGCTACCGCGCGTTTCTGCGCAAACTTAGCGAACAGTTCAAGGCCTTCGACTGAGATGTCCCACTCCGACGCACCGCCAGCGTATGGCTGGAAGATGACCAGACGAACAACGGTTATGTTATAACGTCTCTTGAGTCTGCGATAAACACCGAGAGCGTAAAGCATAAGCTGTTTGTTTTCTTTCGCTTCGACACGATGCCGTCCTGTTTTAAGGTCGCCGATAATAAGCATGTGCTCATCGGTGTTCACCAGTTCCTGAACGGCCACAAAGTCGGCGGTTCCGAACGTCTCCACGCCTTCATAACCCGGGTGCAACACCTCAGTAAGATTGACTCGCATCTCGAGCTTGGCATAAGTCGCGACGTCGATAATCGCTTTACAGTAGTCGGTGTACTTTCGCACCTGCTCGACCATGTCATCGGTAACCAGCACTGCACCTTTAATCGGCTTAATTAGCGCCTTAACAGCACCTTTACCTTCTTCAAGCACATACGCGCCTACGTCCCGCTCTAATGGAAGCTCAGTTCCTTTTATGTACCGGTTAAGATGAATCTCGGACAGTGTGTGCATTGCCGTTCCCAATACCGCAGCTTTACCAGATGTGTTGGGTATATCTTTTTCACAAGCCAGTGATGCACTGCACGCCAGCCACTTTTTAGCTCCTGACGGTGACAGTATGGCGTGCACATCGTTATTTCCGCCACGTTCTTTTAGAATCATTATTCATCCTCCTGAAAGGCGGCCCGAAGGCCGCGGGATAGTTATTCTTCTTCGAAATACTTGTTCTTGATTGCAGTCAGGCGTTCCAGATACTCAGCCAGGTCATCGTCTTTAATCGCGGCAATCTTCATTTTCTTGCCGGTAAACTCTTCCAGCAGTTCATCGGAATCGTCGCACGCTGCATCGCTCGGGCCTTCATTGATAGCATCGTCGATAGCCTGAATCTGGTCACGCAGTGACTGATAATCGACTTCTTCTTCCGGTTCTGGTAATGGTTCCTCTACTTTAGCTTTACGAGTCTTGCGTTTTGGTTTCTCTTCTTCCGCCGGTTTAGTGTCAACAATGCTTTCACCTTCTACAGGGGGTTCTTTTGCTTTCTCTACCTCTTCCAGTGATTTAATCAGTTCTTTTTTAACTGTTTCTACCCCGGTAACGGAAACATCTACAGTCATTTCACCTACTGATTTGTTAGGCGTCTGTTTCGCGCTATTTGCCGCAATTAGTTCATGGGCTGCTACGAAACGTTCAAATAATTTAATAAATTGTTCTAACATAGTTCATTCTCCGTGATTTTTATGGAAGTTGAGTTTTATTTCTGCTTCTTTTCTTGCGAAAACAGCATCTTCAAATTTTGAAAAGTATCCTAAGTTGTAATTTGTACCTTTTTTGTATAGGTACGCATACCACTTATTTTGCTTGCCAGCCCAAGCCACACCGGTTACACCCGATGTGTTATTCTTGTGCTTTGACCTGTTGTGCATATTTGATAAGTGGCAAACTTTTCTAAGATTAGAAGCTCGGTTATTAAGTTTATCGTGGTCTATATGGTCTATTTCGTCACCTTCTTGTAGTTTATCCGTAGGATTAAGCATATCCCATATTATCCTGTGTACCGTGGTTAACACACCGTCGAGTCTAACCATTCTATACCCGCATGTTTTTGCCAAGCATCCGGCCTCGTCTCCCGGTTTAACCTTACCCCTCTTTACAGCCCATCGAAGAACCCCAGTTTCTGGTTCATAACTTAACATAGACGTTTTAATGTATTTGGTATCCACGCCGCGTACCCTCTCGTTTGGTATGGGCTAACTATAATCGTACTCTATTATTTATGCAAGCACTTTTTCGTAAATTGCACCGTGTATTTTATTACTGTACTATTACTACATATCTAACTAAGGAGTAAGCATATGCAGCAATCTGAGTTAGGCGCTCGCGTAGAGCGCCGCCGTAAAGAAATCGGCATGGGTCAAACTGAGCTTGCTTTCAAAGCTGGTGTATCCCAAAGCCTTATTACCCATCTGGCAACCGGTCGGGTATCTAAGGTAGACTGTTTTAAAATCTTTCATATTGCTGACGCCCTCGGTGTCGACCCTAGATGGTTAAGTTTTGGTGATACAGGGGCCTGATGGCCCCCTTTCTTTTTTTTACTTACGGTTAAGCATGTCGTTGCTGCAGTCGTTCAAGCTTCACGTATTCTTGAATGCAAGTTCCCGAGTAGTTATTTAGCCAGATAATCGCCTTTTCTGGGTCAGGCGTATAAGTCACTACTTCTCCTGATTGCCAGCACAGGGCGTACAGGTCGGTGACTGCCTTAACCTGCGCGTATGGCAACTCGGCAGGGCATTCCTCCGGCACTACCGGCACTGGCTCTTGGTTATCATCCTTGCGGCGTTCCTGTAGCTCAAGCAGTGCATTTAAAATCAAGGTGTGCACCGCGGATTGTGCCATGCGCCCCTCACTGGCGTGACGTTCTGCAATTTCCCGACGTATAGTTATCAGGAATTCCAGGCCTTCGTCGTCAGGTCGCTCGTCTGTTAGTTTGTTATTGGTATTAGTGGTCATTCTAAATCTCCTTCTGTTGTCTTTATGTTGTCGTTGGGTTCATACCGGTTCTTTGGTCGCTTACGGTCATCTATACCCGTCGGCAACCTGTAAGTATTTGTTACAACTTCACCGTTTTCATCACAACCAAGCATCAATTCACCCTCACGTAGCATCTTCTCAAGCACCAGGTTTGTGATACTGTGGTCTCCTGCTCTTGCGACTATTTGCCGTTGTGTGAAACCTCGTCCGGTATCATCGGATTGTTGTAAATCCTCAAGAGCAGACATAACCGACTCACGGGCGGAGGCATCTTTAGACCGTTTAACTGTATCCTTTACGGAATCTTTACCTTTACCGTCCAGTCCTTCGTTGCGTTCTTTTTCCTCATCCGTTTCGAACGGCTGGAAGCCCCACGGCATAAGTACAAGAGCTTTATGCGGTTCAGGTAGGTCGAGGTTAACGATTTCCCCGTATCCCTCACCTCCAACGAATTCGACGGCCTGAAACTCTTTCGGCGGCGGAGCTTCGCGAAACTGTACTGGTTCAAGCACCATGCCTATTGTTTTCTGCTGCATACCGTTTTTGTTCTTGGTGTGCGCGACGTTAATTTGTTTCTCGGTCGCCCGGACAAGCGTAAGTTCGACGTCGACACCGGCGTACAGCGCCCCACTTCCGCGCGCCTTACTCCCACCTTTCGGGGTGTGGTGGACAACGCCTACAGCGCCTTTAGTACCGTCGCGTACTTCTTTAAGCATAGCCACGACACGGCCCATCCCGTCTTGCCCGGCTGAGTTCTCATTGAACTTGTCTATCCAGTTCCCGAAGGTCTGGTTAAGCGTATCGAAAGCAACCATCCCGACAGGTTCACTGCCCGCTAGCTGGCGCATTTTACGAACCAGTTTCTTCGTATCCGCAAACTCACCAGCGTCAAGCACATGCATATACCGCATACCTTCATCGCCGTATTTAGCGGCCAACGCAGCGATACGGGTGTGCGTGAACTCCCCACCCTCACCATCAATATAGAAATGATGGGCTTTACGAGTGTCCGCCCCCGCGAACCGATACCCGGCAGCACTGATATACATCATGCCGAGGGTGTAGAACGATTTATACGTCCCGGATTCACCAACGATATCCCATATGCAATTAGACGGCATATAGCCTTCGACGATGAAATCCGCTTGCGGTGCGGGTGGTTCTTCGTCGGCCAGGTCTTCTTCGTCGCAAGTTACCCCCTCGGCCCACCCAAGTGCTACCTCTACACGGTCAAACGGTAAGCCGGTAGCCGCACAAGCGTAAGCCCACATATCCCGGCCGCCGGGCTTCATCCCGCCCGTAGCTACCAGGTCGGTATCGTGGTACAGGGTAACGTTGGGGCGCTCGAAGCCGTCGCGCGGCCAACAGAACAGGAAGTCATCCTGCTTAGGTTCACCGGCAGTGTATTGGGCGGCGTGCTCCGGCGTGGCGGGCATTTGCAGGCCGCGGTCGGTCATACGTCCGCCGAACTCAAAAGCAAACTCTTCAAACAGGTCAGTTAACTCAGATTGCTCACCCTCCGGCACTTTATAATCAGAAGCACCGGTAACGTTAATTTCAGGAATTCCCTCCATAAGCTTGCTCGCCGTAATCATGCGGCTACTTTCGGACACGATGACCTGACTCCCGACAGGCGGGCGGTACATCGGCTGAGACAGGGTGAACCCGGCGCTATCCACGTCACGCCCTTTAAGGAAATGCGTCAACAGGCCGTACCGTATGCGGATGATGTCGCCGCCGGTTACCGGAGTGCGCACGGGCATAACGACACGATAGCGCGGCGCTTCTTCGGTGTGGGATGCCGTGGTGTAGAGCATCATCGCGAAACGTGACTCACGCACCATCTCACAGTCAGTTGCGAACTCTTTCGGCGTCGCGCTATCCACGTCGGCATAGGCCAGGGATGAAGACGTAACAGACGCATTGCAGCGATAGAACATACCTTCGGCGGCTTCTTTACCAGTAGAGCTTACCGTGGAGGTGCACGCGGCGGTGATATATCCAGGGTCTGTCTTGGGGTTCCGGCGCGAACGTTTAAGCGGCTGCATAAGTTCAACGAACTCATCCCAGGTGCCGGAAGTCGTGGTGTAAACGTTAATGTCAGCGCGTTCCTCACGGCGATTGCTACGCGACCATGAGTATGCTAAATTGCCTGTTGACATGTGCTTTTCCCTTTGTAGTGTTTAAGGCCCTGACGTTCGCGCGTTGGGGCTTTTCTTTTATTCAAGGTCTTCTGGTGTCGCCTGAGAACATTTAACTTCAGCTACTGCCGAATATTTACCGGCCTTACTTTTAACTGCTCCGTCTTTAACCAGAACCTTTAACGTGTTCTCAATGAGGGAGGAACTATAGTACTGAAAATAAGTCCGGCGCAAGTCAAGAACACTACACGACCCTTTTTTACACGTAAGAGCGACTACAGTTCTGAATACCCTTTTCTGGAAATCGGTCACTTTACATTCTCCCTAATCCACGCTTCCACTTTCTCCCGGTCAAATGTGCCTGGCATCCGGCGACCCATAATCCGGACACAACAATCCGGGAACTTGCCGTCTCTTAACCAGTTATTCAGCGTGCGGCGGGTCACCCCAATAAGCTCAGCTACTTCATTCTGTGTCATTCTCAAATCCCCCATCTCAGTTAGTAAAGCAAGTATACACACGGCATAATGGGAAATCAACTATAAACACACCTATTGACATTTTCATTTTTTTCGTGTAAGTTGTCTCTTGTAACTTCAAGTTACTTAAGTTTCTGTTTCACCTTGTGAGAGCTTAGCGGTTCCGCCCCAAGCGGAAACGCGTTAAGGCTTACTGAAACCCGCAAACTTAAAATTAAGTAACTTCCTTCCTTAGTATCTGAACTGCCTTGGGCGAGCTCTATTCTCATCGGCAGCATATCTCTTAAGTAACTGAAATGCCGAAAGATTCTTAGTCTACTTCTCAGGGATTAACGCACTTGCCTTACGGCAAGCGCTTACCTGACGAGGGACGAGGGAAAAGAATAAAAAGGCACTTGTGTAACCCAATATAATAGAGTACTATTATTACAGGTTAACGAGAAAAGAGGATGAATCATGTTTAAGAAGGGTCAGTTAGTCCGTGGTACGGTAAGTGAGCGGCATTACAGGGTTCTGTACGTGTACGAGATGCGTTTATTAGTAGAAGATGTGCGTAGCCATCATGTGGGATGGATTAGGGTGCCTTTTGTAGAGCTAATAGGAAATAATTACACGGCAAAAGATTCTAAAGAGTCTGCGCCGGTGAATCTCGGGTCATAAGGGAGGTTGCCGTTTATGGTCGGGGTTTAGTGGCCCCCGGGGCATCCGGACGCTGATGATGGGTGGATAATTCCCGGGGTATCGCGGTGGCGGGGCTGCCTCCTGGGTGCTGTTACCGGAACCGCTAAGCTCGTAACAGTAGTTTAGGATTTTACTGAGTGACTTACGCTGCTGAGTAGCAGCGTACCATTTTTGTTAATATGTTTCTATTTCACGGAATGCAACAATCGACGCAACTATTGCAGGAGACGCAACAATGATTACTAAAGAGCAGGCGACATATCTGATGAAACTTGTCCACGCCGTAGATGATGCTTCGGCGGCTATGTCCTATACCGCTGGGGATGACCACGACGCGCATGAAGAATCGTCGAAGGAGTGGACATACTGTTACCTGAAACTTAGGGACTTCGTCGAATCGATAACGGAGACTAACGAATGAAACCGAATGACCTTGTAACCTGGACCGGGCGTAACGGAGAAATCAGACACGGCAAAGTAATATCTCTCCACGGCATCTACGCCCGTGTTGAGTGGTGTCGCGCTCATTCGAAGAAGCCCCGCTACATTACGGTGCGACAGGATAAATTAATCGTAAAATAGTATTGACGTAACCAAACATAATAGTGTACTATTAGATCATCGAAACGAGAGGAGCTAATAGAAATGAATAGCAAAGACGAAGTATTCGAATACCTGATGGACCAGCTACGGCAGCGCGTAGGTAAGTTCGACGTTGTAGCAGAAGTGCGCAAGATGCTCATAGACCGGTCGATAACAGGCCGCTCAGGGTACTCAGACGAGGAGAATGCGATTATCGATGCCTACATAGGCCTGGATTCTGACAGCAAACAAATCATCCATAACTTGCAACAGCACCTCGCTGGTAAGATCGATGAAATACGTGTGCTGGAAGACCGGTTACGCTGGGCGGAAGATAAGATTAAGGAATTACGGGATACTATTGAACTTATGAACATCGACTTTGACCAGGTGACTTCATGTCCTTAGCAATCCTGTTGCCGTAAGGGAGACGTGCAGGAATGTGGTCTGAAAGGCGTGCCGGGTGATTCTGAGGTGGAGGTCGAATTCCGCAATGGCTTTACAGACACTGGCGTTGCCAGGAACTACAGGTGGTCTATTGATGGCAACAACTGGGATATCGTGAAATACAGGGTAATCAAATGACGAGCATACTTTTCATATGGGTCGTGTCCGCTGGTCAGCTACAACTGGCCGGGACAGAAACGTTTTACACATTAGAGGCGTGCCAGGTAGCCGCACGCGCTGCGGAGAACGCACCATTAACCTTCGTAGAGCGTCCTGTTGACGCTCAGGTACGCGGTATCTGTACACTGAAACGGTTATCTAAGCAGGGGGAGAAATGAGTCTCGCGACCGATATCCTGAAACACGCCGGAATTAACCTCGCACCACCCTCATCGGCGGTAACAAAGAAGGTTACCAGCGTTAAAGAAAAGGTTAAGCGTAAACCTAAGCCGCGTGTAAAGCCGGTTAACGAGATGCCGGATGTGTACCCCCGCATACCAGGTGTGCACCAGCCTAAGTATTGTGTAGGCAAAGGTCTGTGGCGCGCGCACTCTTACGACGGCAAGAAAGTGGTAAACCTCGGTGAGTTCAGTAGCCAGGCCCGGGCGCATATGGCGGTTAAACTGTATAAGTTGTGGCGCAAACGCGGGCACTCAGATATCCCGCACAAGCCATCCATCAGGCTTTATACATTCAGGTAATTTACATGACTACTATCGCTTTTGACGGTAAAACGATGGCATGCGACACGTGTGTCACAGGGAATTTTAAATATTATACGGATACCAAGATTTACGAGAACGACCACTTCGTTATGGGTGTATCCGGGGACGCCGGGGTGGGTAGGCTGTTGGTTGTCGATGCCGAGATATTGACGCCTAAGTACTACGACTTCGACTTTTCAGCGCTGGTGTGGGTTAAAGAGAGTAAACGGCTTTTTAAGGTAGAGTTCTTTAAGGCATGGGATGCCCCGTTGAGCTCGGTTATACCCATTGCGGACCACACTACGGCCATCGGCACAGGTGCTCCGTATGCACTTACAGCCATGTTTATGGGCGCAACGGCAACGGAAGCAGTAGATGTTGCGAAGAGGTTTGACCCTGGTACCGATGGGAGAGTGGTAACACATCGACTAGGATAAATCCGAATTATCTGTTACTAAAATTGTCGTATAAATGTTAATCTCCGAATGGTAAACCAACTTTCGGAGATTTTTTATTGTGGACGATAAATACCTTTGGCTTAGTGTGGCGGGCCTCGCCGGGGGTGCCGTGTCTCAGATTAAGAAGCGTGAGGCTATTTCGCCATGGTTGCGATTGTGCCATCTCACCGCTTCAGCCTGTTGTGCGGTGTACGCATCCCCGATAATTATAAGTTACTATGAACTATCACAGTCTGAGGGTCAGTACCTGGTTCCTTTTGGCGTAGGTATGTTCTGGCTTAAATTATTTGAGGCCGCCGACTCGTCCCTCAGCAACTTTAAGTTACCGTGGGGGAAATAACATGCTCAACTCACCAATCGGCGTCATTTGCCTGGTCGCAATCATCATCACCTCGTTAATTAATATCTACGCCCACTGGATTGAAGACGGTCTTTTCGGGCGGCTGCTGTATATGGCGTCCGTTGTTACCGCCGCCGGTGGGCTAGCTCATCTCTTTACCGGTGGCATCCCGCCATTCATAATTACGACTCTCGTCGCCGTATTCGCGCTTAAATCGGTGCGTCATATTTGCGTGAAAGGCGCCCGCTACTACAAATACCGGAGGATGTATGCCAAACCGAAACATCAGTGATAATGGACTTACCGCGGATAAGCTGCGCGAGGTTTTACACTACGACCCTGACACCGGAGTTTTTACATGGAAAGCTACACGCGTGCACAATGCTCGGGCGGGAAGTGAGGCTGGTGCCAACCATTGCGCAGGCTATCGCTCCATAGCCTTCGGTGGGAAGCGGTACTTGGCGCATCGTCTAGCTTGGCTATACATGACAGGGGAATGGCCCAACTCCCTAATAGACCACATAAACGGCGATGGTCGTGATAATAGATTCTGTAATTTACGTGAAGCCGACAAATCCGAAAACGGATGCAACAAAGGGCCAAGAAAGGACAGCAAATCCGGTATTAAGAACGTTATGTGGCAGAAGCAACAAGGAGGATGGTACGTTCAATTAAAAATACATAAGATTAAGTATTTTTACGGATACTTTGCGGACCTAGAACTAGCCGCGCTAGTTGCCGAAGAAGCTAGAGAGAAGATACACGGGGTTTTCGCGAACCATAAATTACGGGAGGTGCTATATGAGAAACATTAGCAACAACGGCATCAAATTCACCGCGGCATTCGAGGGGTTCCGGGGAACCGCGTACAGGGCAACGAAGAATGAGAAGTACCTTACTATTGGCTACGGAAGCTACGGCCCTCATGTGAAAGAAGGCCAGAAGATTACCGAAGGTCAGGGTCTTCTGCTGCTGCACAAGGATATGGCTAAGGCCGTAGCTGCTGTAGACGCCGTTGCGCATCCGTCGCTCAATCAGTCACAGTTCGATGCTGTGTGTGACCTGGTGTATAACGCCGGTGCCGGTGTGATTGCCGCTTCTACCGGAACAGGACAGGCCCTGCGTAAGGGTGACGTTGCTACCCTACGGAATAAGCTAACTCAGTTCCATTATCAGAACGGCAAATCACTCCTCGGATTGCGTCGTCGCGCCGCCGGGCGAGTGGCGCTGTTCGACGGTATGCTGTGGCAACAGGCCGAAGCTATCGGCCGCGGCGCAAAGTAGGTTGACACATAGGAGGATTCCTAAGATACTAAACCTGCTCCTGCTTATTCATCCCTCTAGCTCCTTTATCCCGGTAACTGACCCTACCGGGATTTTTTTTTATCTGTATCCTGAAATAATAGTTGACTAGTAACACTAACCCTATTATATTTAGTTCATCGACAACGAGAACGGAGTAGAGGGGAGATGGACAAAGATAAAGATTGGCGGGGTGCAGCATTACAGATGCGCTCGGACAACATGGACGCTATTGCTATGGCACAGGTAGATGCGGAGGTCTACGGAAGCGGTTGGATTAAGGTAGATGTAAATGGGAACCTAACGCGTATAAATCCTATTGATATTGTTATTACTATTAAAGCACTGAATAAAGCGGAGTAGAGAAGATGAACTTACAAAGTGATAAAGTTTTTTACTATTGCAAACCGCTACTCGACACCGAAGCATTTAAAGACGCGCAATTGATGGCACGCATTGCCGTTAATAACCTGAGCACACGGATTCCAGCAGATGCGTTCTGGTTCGCCGCGATGCAGACACTGAAAGCAGCTTATGCAGGAGAACAAAAATGAAAGTATATATCGTATCCGGATGGCATCACTACGAGGACACTTACGTTCTTGGTGTTTATCTCAGCGAAGAAAAAGCGGAGGCCGCCGCCGAGCTGGAGCGCACCTCACATTACTATGACGGCGTAGATGTACTCGGATGGGAGGCGCAGGAATGAGCGACAACGGGCAAGTAACGGTGACGCTTAAGGTTGGTGGTAAGGTTGGAAATACGCCTTTCCCGACACGCGAGGAACTGTTAAAACGCAACAGTTTCCCCGGGCCCGACAAGAATAAGTATCTCAATCGAATGTGGGGTAAGAAGAAATGACTAACAACGAATATGAAAAGATGATGGTAGAAGCCGCCAACGGCAGGTTTAAGATTGAAGCTGTAGACGCGCAAATCGAGGCGCACCAAGCCGTGCCGGACTATCTTAATGAGCATCGGCGGGAACTGATTACCAGTATCCCCAAGCTAATCGAGACCCACGGCACATTAGCGGATACGTGCCGCGAGACTGGGCTTAACGAGATGACGTTATCTAAGTACCGCCATGATACAAAATGCGAGCAACATGTTATCTATAACAACAGACTGATGACCCATACGAAAACATCACCGGTAATCTACACGAAACGCGGAGTATCTCGCAACGACCGCATGAAGCTGGAGGGGTTATGAATGATTTTCTAGTCCTAATGGGTATCGGGTTTACAACTTTGCTCCTTGCTGTGGCCATATACCTGGTGTGGATTTTGTTTCTTTGGCCGTTTGTTGAGGCGGTAAGTCTTACCCGGATGTCGTTAGCGTATCGCCGGTTGAATGCGCATAAAGCTGGTGTTGTTACGTCGATGAGACTGTTTGTAATGTGGTACACGGAAACAGTATTTGGTCGTAGATTCTACGCCATACATAGTAGAGGATGGCGTTGGGAAGGTGTTGGTAAGTGGTGGGTATATAAAGACGGGCAAGATTAAAGAGAGAGAAAACATGGGCACTAAATTTGAAGTAATAGACGAAAACACGGTTACGGTAACGGAAGAAGGTAGTCACTACATCCTTATTGATAAGGTAAATGGTGGCTGGAGAGCAAAAGCGTACTTTAACGGCGGCGCTATAGTTGTCTCGAAAGGAGTGCATATGTCTTTTACTTCCGCGTACGATAGCCTTAAAGACGCGGTTAAGTCCGCGGCCAACCATTTATCATCTGTAGAACTGTAAAATAGCCTACCACCAAGCCCGCTTCTGCGGGCTTTTCTGTACACAGGCCTTCATTCCCCTGTACAATCCTTAATAGACGCTCAGGGGGTGTCTG